TGCAGTTGGTGCACCATGGTATGCGCCTGCCGGCTTGACACGTGGAGGAATTACCTCAGCAACAGACACTTATGTGAATTTATCACAAACGATGCGCGACACATTGTATTCAGCTCGTATTAATCCTATTGCAAACTTCCCTAATGAAGGTATTTGTGTTTGGGGACAAAAGACCTTACAAGCAAGACCAAGTGCATTAGACCGTGTAAGTTTGCGTAGAGCGTTAATTGAAGTTAAAAAATATATTGCATCTGCAACCAAGTATTTAGTATTCGAACAAAATACCACAGCAACTCGCAATCGATTCTTAGCCATTGTTAATCCTTATTTAGAACAAGTAAAATCTCAGCAAGGACTATCTGCTTTCCGTGTTGTAATGGATTCAACTAATAATACGTCTGATATAATTGATCAAAATATTTTATACGGTCAATTATTTTTGCAACCGACTCGTACGGCTGAGTTTATAATCTTAGATTTCAATATTCAACCAACAGGAGCAAGCTTTCCAGAATAACATGTAAAATTATTTAAAATAAAGGGTAGGACTTAGGTTCTACCTTTTTTACTTTGCTGATATTTATATTAAACATAAGGATTATATAAAATGGCATTAAGTGATCAAATAAACCCGAACTTAGCATTTGCGAGTGACAATGAAATATTCAATACTGCATATTCATGGGAGCCAAAAAAAGCTCATCAATTTATAATGTATATTGATGATATTCCGGCGTATTTAATTAAAGCAAGTGCAAAGCCTTCACTAACAAATGGAGAAATTGCATTAGACCATATCAACGTTAAACGTTACGTTAAAGGTAAAACTCAATGGAATACTATCTCAGTAACATTGTATGATGCAATTGTACCATCCGGAGCTCAATCAGTAATGGAATGGGTTCGTTTGCATCATGAATCAGCAACAGGTCGCGATGGATATTCATCTTTCTATAAAAAATTAATACGCATCAATCAATTATCTCCATTAGGCGAGGTTATTGAAGAATGGATCTTGAATGGTGCCTTTATCACAGAATCAAATTTTGGATCTTTGGATTGGGGCAGTGAAGAAGTTGTCAACATTGAAATGACACTTCGTTACGATTGGGCATTCTTAAACTTCTAATCATTAAAATATTGTAATAAGGGGCTTTCCGGCCCCTTTTTTTACTGTACGTATATTTATATTAAATAAGTTATAAAGGAAACAAATGACAAAAGTAACAGACAGAATCGGCAACCAGGACATAATCAATCTAGCTCGCCAACAATACGAAAACAAGCAAAAAAGCAAATTACCATCAGTAGTTATACAACTTGTTAGTAAAGGTCGTGTTTATCCAACTACACATCCATTAAGCGATGGAACAATTGAAATGCGTCACATGACGGCATATGATGAGGACATACTAACAAATACATCATATATTCGCGAACAAATATTGTTTGACAAATTGCTTGAAGCATTAATTGTTACTCCGGTAGCTGTGAGTGAGATTGCACCGTGCGATAAAGATGCATTGATTATCCAAGCTCGAATATTAGCATATGGAGCTGATTATCCAGTACTAGTTCAATCGCCAAAAACTGGCAAACAACTAGAGCGAGTTGTTAAATTAGATGAGTTAAAATACAAAGACATTGATTGGCAATCTGACACCGAAGGCGAAATCATATACCAAGTATCAGATCAAACTACCATAAAATATTCATACCTAGCATATGATCCAGCTACTGATATTACGGTATCGGACCTATTGAGTCAAATAATTACACAGGTTAATGACACTAGATCCACAGCAGAGATTGAAGAATTTATACGCTATGATTTTTTATCCCGCGATGCAAAGCCATTTCGAACACATGTAATGAAAAATGTACCTGGCTTAATTACTTCGTATGAGTTTGAAGACGAAACAGGAGACGTCTTCCAATCAACATTTCCAATTGGAACAGACCTTTTTTGGTTTTAAACCAGAAGACCGAGTACAACTACACGAATCAATATTCAACCTAATTTGGTGGGGTGACGGTCGATGGGACTGGGACACCATTTACACAATGCCAATATTTTTGCGTAAATTTTATATAAGTAAAATCAATAAAATGCACCGCGACCGGGAAGATGAGGAAGAACGCATCAAACAAGAAATTGAAGAACGCAGAAAAACCAGAAAACCCACACGTTAATATTTATAATAAATTGAAATGTATATGCAGCACAATACTTCACATATTATAAATAGATTAAAGCATCAACCTAGGCATAGTGATATATTTGATGATGGTAAAAAAGCACTAGCTGATTTAGAAAATTTAACTCGGATTGCTAAATTATCCGTCGATGCATTATTAAATGCAGTTGACAGTATGGATGCGAGACTGTCAATAGCCGGTAAAATATCTCGAGGATTAGATAAAGTAATTCAAACCAATGAATTTTTAGCTAAATCCATCAATGAAATAAATAAATCAATGTCTGTTTTAGAAATCCGAAATTCGGCTATAAATAAAACATTCGGAGTTAATAGTATATCAGCTGCAAAATTAGCAGATAGTTTTCAAAAAATAGGTAAAAATCTAGGTATTACAAACGATCAAACAAATAAGTATGCTGGCTCAATACACAAGTTAATACCAACGGTTAATCAATTAGACAAAGAAAATAATACAACATATCAAGGATTAATTGCTACTCAACATGTATTACAAACACAGTTAGGCCTATCAGAAGAATTAGCAAATTCATATTCATCATACGCTACACAAACAGGCAAGAATGCAGCTACTCAAATACAAGTAGCAGATGAAATTGCCAAAGCATTAGATCCTAAGGGTACAGTTGGAGTCTTTAATTCAATTGTATCTGACATTGCACAAACTACTGCAGATGTTCAATTACAATTTGGTCGCATACCAGGCGAGCTTGAGGTTGCATCACTTAAAGCTAAACAACTAGGATTTTCATTAGCACAAATGGCTAAAACAGGTGATACCCTTTTAAATATTGAATCAAGCATTGGACAAGAGTTAGAATATCAACTTTTAAGTGGACGTCGATTAGTAGGAAATGAAAAAGCTCAAGCAAATTTGCGAGGCAAGAGTTTGACAGATGCGTATCGACAAGCAACTATTGCAGGGAAAGCATCAGATCAAGCTGATATATTGAAGACTATACTAGAACAAGAAGGCGATGTTTTAAGTACCAATTTAATTGCTAGACGTCAAATGTCTGAGTTGCTAGGAACAGACGAGGCTACATTATCGAGAGCATTACAGAAGAAGAAACTGTTAGAAGAAGCTGGAATGGATGGGATTAATTTCACGTTAGTTGGTGATGAGTTAATGAGTGCGTTAAAATCAGTAAATGCTGATTCAGAAGATATTGCTAAAATAATGAAAGCTGACGAACATGATACGCGAACTACTAATGAAATAGCCGCGCAACAGTTACAAGTTTTGCAAGACCTGAAAATCATGATGATGTTAGAAGGCACTGATTTAAAAAATAATTTTGCAGTAATATCAGCATTACAAAAATCCATGCAAGATGAATCATTAAAACGAGAAAAAAATAATCCATTTCTAGAATTAAAACCTGACGAATTAAAAACTCTAGGTAAAACGTTTATGTCAGCTCAAATATTTGGAAAAAAAACCCAGCTACTAAGTGAAGCAAAATCAACGGCAGGATCGACAATAGTAAATTCAACACAAGGCAATGGCGCACTAACTACAGTCGTAGAAGATGCTATCATCCCTCCCGGATTAGGGGGTGTAATTTCAATGCCAGCTGGAACAGTAGGGTTTCAGGAAAATGATGGTGTTGCCATAGGAACTAATATAGGAACTAGTTCATCTAGCGGTAATGCAGATATCATGCAAATGGCTACTGCAATTGTAACAGCAATACAACAACAAACACGAGCACTAAAACAAGGATCTAGTTTTGGTGAGGGCATGAATACATCTTATTTTAGTTAAGGAACAATATGAGTAACCCAACATTAATGGCAGGCACACAATTCACCAGACCATTCAATATACTTCCAGATAAAATTTATCTAAATCCATCAACTGTAGGTACACAATTTAATGCCCCATTCAATATACTTCCAGATAAAATTTATATTACCAATAATCCAACATATAAACCTAATCCGCAATTTAATGCACCATTTAATATACCGGATTCAAAGCCCGGTATCGTTTATAATAATCCATCAACAGCAATAATACCTTTAATAAATCCAAATCCGATAATACTGCCCGGAGTATTTAATACGCCGCCGATAACTATAGATTTTGCGCCAGCTGGTGCTAACATAAATAATCCAGCAGCTCCATATTTTGGCGACGAGCAGTTAACATTTACTGCTAGTAAAGCCGTAAATTGGAAGGCACCACAATCATCTAGCACCAATATAAATTTAGGCGGTTCAGCTGCAAAACTTTTAAGTACAGTTGGATTAGGTATGGCATCAGCTATGGGTATTCCGCAAATAAGTCAAGTTGCCAGTGCAGCTGCAGATAACATCGAAAACAGTTTATCGGCAACATATTCAACATTAGATCTAGGACAATTACGCAGAATTCCAGGCGTTACATATGCAGATTTCCGTGCTAGATACAACGCTGATTCAGTTGGCTCGGCAGTATTACCTAGACGATTAGATGGAGCTAGTGCTGGATTACGTGGTAGTGGAATAGCAATTGCGTATGCTGCAGCATCATTAACGCCGGCGGGAGCATATTCAATAATCAATTTGAATACTAAATATGGTTGGGGATTTCATGATGCTGCTGGGGCAATACGATCTGATTTTACTGCACGAAGCCATGTAGCAAAACAATGGTTACCTGGCGTCACTTCAACTGCAGATATTGCTAATAATATAGCAGCTAGTCTTACAGGCGGAACATTAAAAAAACCAGCATATGCTCCTGGGAAATGGATTCGAACTAAAAAAATACTAGAAAAAGTAACACCATTTCGTGGAGACCGTGTTAGTGTGATTGATTTTAGTCAACGCACAATTTCACATGCATACGAATGGAATCCAGTTTTTAGTGACTTACAAGGTCCGATTATTGGCAAACTTTTAAATAAGGCCGGAATTACTCAAGATTTTATAAAATTTTATATGACCGGACCTAAACTAGTTAATGGTGATGCACTTGCCACTGATGATATCATTGTGTTTCGAGCTACATTAGGCTCATTGTCAGATTCATTCCAAGGCAATTGGACACCAATAACAATGATAGGCAGAGCAGATCCTAACTATCAGTATACTGGATTCAATCGAGATGTAAGTTTAGACTTTACAGTTTATGCAACTGATCGCGATGAACTACAACCAATTTGGAGAAAACTAAATGCATTAGCCGGC